TCCGATCTAGCTTCTTTATCGCGTGCTTCTTTATCAGTTGCCATTGAATACGCACCATATGCAGCACCAGCAACTCCAAGAGCACCAAGACCTTTCGATACGACCTTACCAGCCATACCCAGCCCTTTGGAAGCCATGCTACCAGCACCCTTAATTATATTACCAGCACCTTTTAATATAGAACCACCAATAGATTTAAGCCCACTTAACACACTTGATCCAAATTGCGCTAGTCTTCCTCCTATTGATGATATACCTTTCCAAACCGCACTCAATTTACTACCAACAAATGATTTTATTGATGAAAACATTGATCCTAATTTACTAGATAATGATGATATTGATTTACCAACAAAACTAGTTACTGATTTAAATGCTTTTGATACGGTTCCTGATAGTTTACCCAAACCCTTTGATATCCATCCGGAAACTTTACCTATTCCTTTGGTTATCCATCCTGCTACTTTACTAATTCCTTTTCCTATCCACCCCGCTATCTTTGAAGCTACTCTACCTAGTTTTCCAAGAATACCTTTGAGTACCTTTTCAAGTAGGAAATTCTTAAGTCCTCCTAATAAACCACCGGCTAAACCTTTTAACCAATCAAGTAAACCACCTTTTTTACCTAATAATCCACTCTCTTCAAGCTGTTCCATTACTTCTCTGGCTATCGACTTCTTATATTCGATACCCAACATGTAACTTACATTTTCTTTAATTTCTTCAACTTGATCAGCAGATTGTTCTTCTTCTGTTCGTATATCCCTGATGCCTTTTGTTGTTTTAGCAGCTATTTCTTCGTCCTTAGCGTCTTTCTTACGCATCTTATCATCATCTGACTTATCATCTTGTTCAAGATTTGTTACTCTTTCTTTTAAATCTTCGGTGTTACCTAGAATATTATCTATTTTCTCAGACTCATTTGCTTTACCAAATTCTGGATTAAATACTTCTCTCTTATCATCTTTTGTAATTCTAGGAGTAACTAATTTAGATGCAAATGATAAACTAGATCCAAAAGCTTTTCTAAGGGTATCTGTTGCTGTATTTAAACTACTTTCTGGTCTTTCTTGACTTAAATAAGATAAAGCAGATGATCCCATTGACTTCAATCCAGTTAACGGACCTGCAAATTTTTCTTTAATTATTTGTAAAGTTGCTTTTACTTGTGCTTCTGCTTCGTCTCTCTCACGACTTTTTGTATTAGCATAATTTTTAACTATATTGTTTGTAAGTTTCTTTATTCTATCTGGATCGGATGAATCATATGTTGATTTATCTGACTTTATTGTCTTTTCTAATTGATCAATAAGTTTCTTATTTTCTTCACTTATATTTTTCTGTTTCTTGGCAACTTCTATGACTTTAGCTAATTCTTTATTGTTATCTGATTGTAAAACTTGTGATGGTACAAACTCACCAGAAACTTTTGATGGAGAGACTAATGATGCACTTAATTTAGCCATCTTTTCATTAACTATGTTACCAATACTCTTATTAGCAGAAGCTAAATTACTTTCACCTCTCTCTTTACTTAAAAAACTTGATACCGATGATATGTTACTTTTTACCAATGAACTTAAAGACTCGTATTTAGCTTTTGAGATTTCTTTATCAGCCTTTATTTGGGCTTTTATTTCATCGGTATTCTTTTTATAGTTGACAACCAAGTCGGCAGCCAATTGATCAATAGTTTTTGTCTGATCTTTTTTAAATTCGTTAAAAATACCGTCTATATCTTTGGATGTTATTTGCTTTTTATTAGATTCGACAACAGAACCCATTGTTCTGGTCAAGTCGGCAATTTCACCTTCTAATCTAGCTATAATAGCTCTCATGTCAGCCGAATTACTAGCTGATTCCATACGTCCAGTGACATTTATGCCTGGATTAGCCATTAATGACCACCTATTACACTTATGATGCTTTTAATACCCTCTAAAATTACATCCATTTGTTCGTTTCTTTCCTTTTCCTTGATTATTTTCTTCTCTTCGGCTCTTTCTTTAAAATAGTACGAATAGAACAAAAACTCAAAGAATTCAAGTTCTTCCGCGTTATATGTATTTATATAACCCGTAGAATTTTCAACGAGACTAAAAACAGAATGTAATATATCTGTATATGACTCATCCCCAATTTTTAATTGATAAAAAAATTGGAAAGGTCTGCCTCTTCTTTCTCACTCTTATAACCACATTCACATGTGAAGCTGAAATTGAGGGTTGATCCAAATTTTGGACATGCTTTAAAATATGGAGCTATCTTTTCAAAATCATCTAACTCAAGTATATCAATAAACTCAATTCTTTCTTTTAAAGTAGGTATTTTTGATTGACCTACATCGTCTTTGAAAATTGTTATACTTTTTATTGTTGCCGCAACTCTTATAAATTGCTGTTCAACATCATCTTTAATTTCATTCTTTTTAATATACTCATCAATTTCTAATACATCACCTCTTGTTAATTGACTTAGAGTAAACTCAATATCACCTTTACTTGATATTATTTTATCAGATGGTGATTCTGGTTTAACAAATTGTGTTGTTTTTATATTTTCAAATGGGAATTCAACTTCTTTCATCTTATTACACTTAGGACACACATGATTTATAGTAATATTATCGTTCTGAGTTGAATTCCTTCTAATAGCTAAAAATATTTGCTCTCTTTCTTCTTCTACTAACTCTTTAGCATTTATAGGCGTACCGTCTTCTTCCTCTGAATACTTTTCTATAATATTATCCACACAAAGATCAAGAGACTTACCACCATCTTTTTCAAAAGTCTTTAAAATTTCCTTTTTATCTTTCATTTTTAATGCTCTAACAATAGCTTTTTTACCACTATAACAAAGTGTTATTTCAGCTTTGTTTGGTTTGGAATAATAGACTTTCCTAATATCATCTAACGTGATGTCGCTCATAAAATCTCCTAATTGTATATTATAACCACTTATAAATGGTTATTATTAAAAAATTATGCTGGTAATATACCTTGTGAACCAAGGAAATTGCCACTTCTCATTTGCATAGGAGCGGCTGATCTTAAATCAGATTCACCACCTGTTAATGAACTTTGTTCACTACTGTTCTTTTTATAAGGTAATATTTCAACATTATAATAATCATATCTAAATTCAACACCGAATTTAGCCATATTAACATTATCATGACTTACATTATATCCATCAATTTTGCGTGGAAATAAGCCATTAAAGGTATAATTAGCAATTATATTACCGTTTCTATCTAATTGAGAGGCAATTGCTTTTCTTTTATAAGATGTTGGAGTAGCTGCGGCTTTTCTATTAAAATCATATGCTAAATTAGACCATCTTAACAATTTTCCTCTTAATACATTTGTATCATCTGAAATAAATTCAACATTCCATGTATGTGAAAATTGTATTCCCTCAACAACTTGTATTTGCATCGTTTGGAATTCAATTGGTTTAACTTTTAAAACATATGATGGTAAATCAAACGAACGAGCAAACACAGTTAATTTTTTAGAATCAAAATAATTGTCACCATAATAGTTATCCCTACCTTCATTTAAAGTAGGGATACTTATTGCAAATAAATATGAACGCGAGAAGTCACTCCCAAGGGAAGTGACTACTTTTCTCACGCCGTCAACATTTAAATCAAAAACCGACATAATTGTTTAAAAGTCGGTATTAGGCTCCGTTATCTAATCCTGTTGGCTTAGGCTGCGAACCCAATGTTGCGTTCAATGGATTTGCTGCGCCAGGAGCACCAGTACCAACTATATCCTTTACATAAATATTTGGACGCTGATTTGTTGCGCCAAAATTGTACTTCGAAGAATCTGCAATTGTGAATAAATCATATGCAAATACTGTGTCAAATGTACCTATTTCTAATGTATCATGATTAAATGTTGGACTCTTAACTTGCTTAGGGAATGCTCCGTAGAAAGTATAGGTCATAACATCATTACCAGAACGATCTAATTGGATAGCTTTTAAATTATTAGCCTTGTAAGCGTTTATTGTTGCTGGTGTCATTGTACCCGCATCATAAACATATGAAGCCCACTGGAGCAACTTAGCTCTGAGATACTGCTTCTCGTCTGCCATAAATGTTACAGTCCAGTCAGGGAATGTAGCTGTAGTAGCTACTTTAACTTTTAATCCCTGGAATCCAATTTCTGTCGTGTTTAGAGTGTAATCAGGTAGAGTTGTACTTCTTGCAAAGAAAGTTGTCACTCTACCTCTTACATCATTCGTCATAACTTCTGGAATTTCAATTCTAAACATGTACTGGCGAGTATAATCACCAATTACCTGTCTGAATCCATTAAGATTGGTATCAAAACCATTTACTGCCATGGGTTTCTCCTTAGTTTATTAGCCTCTGCCTACCAACTCAGTGAAGTTGACACCTGTACCGACTGCGGTGAATATCAACTTAATGAATTCAATAACACGAACTGGCTTGATGAGAATTTCAGCAACGAATTCGTTACGGTCAATTACATCTGCTGTGTTATTTGTTTCATCAGCAACTACTTCGTAATCGTAGACGCCTCTCTTTGTCTTGATTTCTGATAAGAAATTGTTGACAATATTACTAAAGCGACTACGTGTGTACTCGTCGTTCAATTCAAAGATAAAGTAACGAGCTACTCTTTCAATGCTTCTCTCAAGGTACAAGAAGAGACGACGGACATTGATACGATCAAATGCCGAAGGCTTGGCTTGTAATGTCTTCTGACCCCAAATTACGATACCCTGACCAATCATGCTTACGATTGGATTAATACGCTTAACATATATGATGTCGCGCTGTGCTTGGTTTGGATTAACAGCTACATCGATAACGTTATCGATTACACCACGGTTTAATCCAGCAGGTGCCCACCACTGAGCGTATGCGAAGTCAACGCGAGCAATTGTTGCACCAATGAAACCAGTTACAGGAACCCAGCGGTTCTTTTCGGTATATGGATCGTAAATCTTGAAATAATTACCATAGATTGCCGAATAACTACTGTTTACATTTAAAGTAGAATCAGTATAGTTACCCATTGCGGTGTAAACTTGATCAACAACCTTCTTTGTGGTTGTATTAACCATTACACTTTCGGGTACGTTTAAGATAGCCATGCAATCCTTACGGATATTCTTAGCAAGGTTGTCCATTTCTCTCTTAACATTGTTTGAATAGTCACAGTCGAGTAACAAGTCAACCTGAACGGCATCCTTATTACCAAAGTACTTTTGCCATGCTAAGAACAATTCACCTTCAAGATCAGCAAGAGAAGGATCTGGATCAAGTACGCCGTCATGTGACGAAGGATTGTCAGAATTAGCTGTTGTATATCCGCTTAATCCGTCTGCTCCACCAAGATATGTTCTTCCCATGGACCAAGTTACTTCTGTAGCCTTGGAACCCTGTTCGCTACTTGCAGAGAATATACGGATATACTTATTTCCACCAACATTATTATCACCATTGACAACAGTTGGTCCAAACATGTTGGATCCAAAACCATCTAACTTATCAGGTGTTGTTGATAATAAGTATGTGTTGTCGATCTGACCATTAGCGTCAAATACAAACAATAAGTATTCATCGTAAAAATTAATTGCGTTACCGGATGCGTCATAGCCTGTTACTGTAGGCGAAGGACCATACTCAGGAGCAGTATAAATTCCAAGCATGTTTGAGTCAATTGCCCATCCCGATGAAGCATTTGCTGTCTGTACAGATCCATCTGGATTACGTGGTTGAGATGTAATAACATCTCCACGAAGTGCTGATGGTAATGTACTCCAATAAGTTGAAATTACTTCCTGCTTATCTTCTTCAAGAACAGCTTGTGCTAAGTCTCTCTTGAAATTCTGTAAGTTTGTATAATCTGTACCACATACTATAGAGAAACTTACATCTTCGTAGTAAGGACCAGGACCAACTGAATAAATATGGAATAACTTTTCAGCACCACTTGTATCCAATAATCCACCGGTTGTATTCGCTGACAATACCGAATCATATGTTAATGGGTATTGTTCAACTTTCATTGGTTCGTTCTGAGAGGTAATGTAAGCAGCTTGAGAAGTAGTTGGGGCGGTGAAACCAACAACTGAACCAGCACAATTACGTGTGCTGTCTTCTATACGTACAACCTTAAGTGCATTTGAACCTTCGGCAAACTTTAAAGCAGTCCATGCAAACTTGTAGTTTACATCGTCTGGTGGTCCGAATGTGTCAATATAGTCAGATGGACTTGTTACATCCACTATTGTATTGACCGGACCTCTTGTAGCAGCAACTACTACAGCACCGGTTGAAGACGTTACTGTTTCAATACGCAAATCTGCATCGCGCTCAATAACTTCTACGCCTGGAGAAAGAAGTGACATATTATACTCTCCTTATCAAACTATATTTATATGGGTTTATGTTCTATTGGTCGTTATATTTTTTAAATATAAACCAATATTCATGGAGAATATTTATAGTTGATTAACCACGATAAAGATCGTTTCTAAACATTTCTTTATCTGTAAGCTTTCTTGAGAACTTATTGAAACTATTTAAAATATCTTCGTCTGAACCAGATTCATCTTCATTTTCGTCAACAGATTCTGTATTTTGATTAGCATAGAATAACACATCGTCTTGAAAATATCTACTTCTTAATGCATAAGAAACCCAATAAGCAGATGAAATAGTATCATCATGGAAAGATTTTCCTCTTCTGGCTTTAAAAATACCAGGATTTACTTCTTCAAAGTAGCCTAATTCAGTTAACATGTCTTTTGAGCGAATAAAAAGCGATCCAGATTCAATATCACCTTTAAAAAAGTTTAAAGCCATTGGCTTTGTCTTTTTATTTGCGTTTATACCATGTTCTGCTCTGTCATAATCAAAATATATGTTCTCATATTCCTTGTCATTGTATAATGCTCTACAAATAACGTCACCTAGTGTGTTGTTTTCAATAACTATAACAGGATTAAAGAATTTTTTAGAAATTTCATAAATTTTATTAATGAATTCTTCCAGAATTATATCATTTCTTCTAAACATACCTATCTGGTCGTATTTTCCAGTTGTATTAAAGTGTGTAACGTCAAATATGTTTATAACAGAGTAGTCCGAACCCGCGCCGGCACCTTCTGATATATCGACACCAAATGCGTATATTTTTCCTTTTACCGGCTGCTTCCATAAATAGAATCCTTCTTCTATTATCCATGTAGGATCTAATACAGTTTGATTTATTCTTGATAAAGAATCACCATCTATAAGTGTATTTGTAGAACCAGCGAATGAACATTCATGTTCTTGGTTGAATTTTATTTTACCAAGTATAGCAAGCGTATCCTGTTTCCATTTTTCATCTCTATCTGGATGCTTGTACCAAGGAACTTTTAAAGACTTAAATGGACTTTGAGAACCGTTAACTGTTTTTCCAGCATTAGTGAATATGTCAAAGAACTTACCAACAGATCCGTTTGGTGTAGATACAACTATCATTCTACCACCAGTACTAATTGTAGGAAATGCTGATGTGAAAAAGTTTTCAGCAATTTCTTGTGGAACGTGGGCGAATTCGTCAAGAGCAAGAAGTGATAAAGATTCACCACGGAATGAGTCTTCTGCCGTTGTACCACCCATTATCATTGATCCGTTGTCAAATCCAATAACAGTTTGGTCCCATTTAGGAGCACCTTGTTTTAAAAAATCAGGTAATTCTAAATATGCTGTTTTAATATCTCGCATTAAACTCTTAGCAGATTCTTCTTTATTAGACAAAATACCAATTAATTTATCTTCAAAAAACATTGCCAACCAAAGAATGTAAATTGATAAACATGTACTTTTACCCATCTGACGTGCAAAGTTTAAAACAACAAATCTATTATCAACAAACATTTTTAATGTTTCTTTCTGATAATCGAATAGTTGAATTACATGTCTTCCTCTTTTTTCCTCAATAATAACAAAATATTTTTCAGCAAAATAAAGAATATCTTGAGAGCATTTTGCAAACTCTTTTACCTGCTCAAGAGTGTAACTTATTGATGTATTTGGTCTTTTAAGACCTTTTATTTTCTCATATCCAACAGGCATTATTCAGATTCCTCTTCTTTTTCTATTTCTTTTATAGTTTCCTTTGCAACAATATCTTTTGCTTTATCAACGACTTCTGCTTGAACTTCTACCAACATCTCCTTTTCTGCTTCTCTAATAGATTTTAATAATTCAGCAGTTGATCCAACAAATACATTTGTTGTATTACTAGTACCAATTCCTGGTAATGTTGAATTATTCGATAAAACTGAATTGACAGATGTTCTGCGAATATCAACTTTCTCACGTTCTATTCTTAGTTTCTCTTCATCTAACTCAACATTCTTTAGACCCTCTAATGCTTGATGTACAGACCCGGCTGCTGCTGCTAAAGCTTCTACATTTTTATAGTCACCAGTCATTCCTGCTTCTTCATTCATTATTCTTACAGCCATCATACTTTGTTCTATTAGTTCTCTGTAGACATCTTTAATGAAATCTTTATCTTGTTCGTAATTAACTTTCTTTCTCTGAAACTCGGCATGTATCTTTTTAAGCTTCTCTTGACGTTCCTCAAATTGCTTCTTCTTTTCATCATCACTAGACATATCTTTTAGAACGTTATCACCAATACCAAGAGCCTTTTCAATGTTTTTAGTAGATGGGGGCTTTCCTGCCATGGTATTTTCCTTTTGACCTAATTATATCAAATCTTTTTATAAGCATACCAAATTATAGATGTTCCAGAAGTAGGCACACTAGACAACACTACTTTAAATGATCCTGGTATTACATCCTTGAATCCGGTAACTATAATAGGTTCAGGATCTCCATTACGATTTGCTAATATTGCTTGTGGTATATACTCTAAAGGTCCACTAATTGAGTTACTTGTAATAGAAATAGTATCGGTAGTACCATCCAATATTACTTCACCAAATGGATTATTAACAGTTTGATCATATGCAAACCATGTTATAAGATTTTCTGCCGAAGAAGTAGCTGCTGATATAACAACATCAAATGAATTATTAGTAAAATTACCAAAACTAGTTAAAAATACCTTACTCGCTTCATCGGTTGAATTAGTCATTATAGCTTGTGGTATAAAATTAGAAATATTTCCCAATAAGTCACTGGATATAGTCACTGTATTTGTTGTATATTCAGAATCTAATGTTACATTACCATAAGCACCATATTTTTGATACACATACCATGCTAAATAGTATCCATTTGCAGGAGGAATACCTGATAATCTTACTTGGAATGACCCATCTTGAATATTTTCGTAATTTGTTATGAAAACTGTTGGTGTTGCTCCATTCTTATTTAAAATTACAGCTTGTGGTATGTATTGTGGAGCATTATTTAATAACGCACTTTCTATTGTTATGACATCAGAGGTTCCATCAAGAAGAATTTCACCATAATCAATTGGTGGAACTGGAGCAATATATGGTGCCATTATATCTTGACGAGAAATCTGACAATTTATAAGAGGTTCATATTGATTTCTTATCTGGCTGTATTCCTCATCAGAAAATCTACGAGTATAGTTCACTATTTCTGAATCTAAATCATAGAAACAATAACCAGATGAACCCGGAGTCTGTGCAATTGGTGAATCAACTGTTTGTGTTACAGTCTGCTCTGCTAAATCTATACCTTGTGTCCGCTGAGTTTGTGTAACGGCTGAGAATCTATTAATAATTCTCTTAATAGGTTTACCAACAGGCTGCTCTGGTTTATATAAATTACACTCCATCTCAAATGTATATGTCCATGTTAAGAATTTCGATCTAACTTCTGTTTCTGATAGTTCTGGATTAAATTGTGGAGTTTCTGATACTTTTACAACTTTTACTTTTCTACCAATACCAAGCCCCTTTTCATATAACTCAAGGTATATTTCAGGGTGTATAAAAGCATCAATATTTTCGACTAATTGTACAAGATGATCTAGATACTTACCCCATAATATAACTTCAAATTCCAACTTATAAGGAATTGTTTGCATATCAATATGCTGCTTTTCAATAGGTCTATTACCGGTTCCTGTATTATCATACTCTAAATATATCTTTCTTTTCTCACGTATACCACGCATTCTCTCTAAATCTGGTGAGAATCCTTTCCAACCAATTGAAATCATTGGTAAAACATTTTCATTATCTCTAGCAACATTTGGATTCTGATAATTGTTATTTAAAATTTGAGATACAACCTTTTCCTTGTTAGTTAATTTAACAGGAACCTTTATTCTACCAACAGCATGTCCGTCTGCATCAAAATCCCAAACTTCCATTTCATCGAAAATGGAAGCAAATAACATAACATGTGTGTGAAGTGTATGATTATAGAAACCAATTACGCATAACTACGTTTGCCCCCTATTAAAGTGTCTTTACTAATGTATTTATACATTTATTAATATTTTCATTATATTTTATCTCAAGAAGTATTATATTATTTTCCTTACAATATTGACGTAATTCATTATCTCTCTTTTGTTGTTTTATAAAAGTTAAATTTGCTTCTTTATTTGTTATACCACCAAATGTGG